AGAAATTATTTTTTTTATATATATTATTTTTTTTTTTTTTTTTTGTTCTTCTAAAGATTTTTTTCTATGGCAAGCTGCGCATAATATCCTACATTTAGATATTTCTTCTAATAAATCATTAACTTTTGCACTTTTCAAATGAGATATCTGTTTATGTTTTATATTTGGATTAATATGATCAAACTGCATATTACAAGAATCATATTTTTTTCCACAAAATTCACAAGGTTTATCTTTTAAATTATTAATAATATTTATATTTCTTTGTATAATTTTATTATTTTTAATTTCACTTTTTTCAGTGAAACGTTTTTTAGTCCTTATATTATGACAAAATAAACATACCAACTCGCATTTTTCTATTTCTAGTGAAATTCTTTCTTTTGGAACATTATGTAAAACCATTCTTGAAATATTATCTACTTTAACACCTTTAATATGATCATAATCCATTAATTCTGGATCTAATATTTTTCCACAATCAATACATGGTTTGTTTGATTTTATAGAACGAATCCATTCCACTCTTTTAATGCGAATTTCACATTGGTAATCTTGATAATTTTTATCATATTTATGTTTGCAATCTTTACACCAAGAAAAATATCCAGTAATAGAATTTATATTTTTAGTAAAATTATTAATATTTTTTTCTATATTACATTTTGCACATGTTAGTTTTGTGTATTCTAATTTTTCTTTTAATTTTAATTTTTCTCTAAAAATTTTTTGACAAATCTTACAATATTTTTGTTTTCCATCTGTCTGATTTTTATCTTTAGCAAATAAAAATAAATCTTTAATTTCTTTACATCCTAAACAAGTTTTAAATATCATAAATTATTTAATTATACATGCTATGAATATCTGCTATTTGCTGTACTAAGTCTTGTATCTTAGGATCTTTATCTGCTATTTTTCGAAGTTTTTTCTTACTACCGCCATATACACGTCTTCCGTTACGATAATCACAATTTCCATTTACACTTTTAGTAATAGAACTTTGATTAACATTAAGTTGTTTAGCTATTTCTATTTGAGTATAACCTTTAGATAATAGTTCCATAACTTGAAATTGGCGAGTAGTTAAATTTTCTTTTGCAATTCTCCAGAATTCTATATTTAATTCTTCACGAAGGTCCATAAGCATTTCTTTATCTTCTGATTTGTAATTTTCAACTAATCCTTGAGATTCTGAAAATTCAGCCATCATTTCAGTAGAATGAGGTTGTTCTGCAAATAAGTGTTGATATCCGTTTGATCTGTTAGTTTTAGTTCCCATTTAATCTCCAAGTGTCTTAATTGTATCTATAACAGAACTTAGATATCTTTGATCGTTTTCTAATCTAAAAAATTCATCTATATCTTTATATTCTTTAGGAGAAGTTATAATTTTTATATTTGCATAATCTTTATATCTGTTTTTTACAGTGTATTTTGCCTTGTTACCAGCTTCATCATTATCAAACATAAAAAAAATATTATTTGTATATCTGTGAATTTGAAATAATTGATACCTAGAAATATTAGCCCAACCAAGAGCTATTGAATTATTTATTCCTTTATTATGTAAAGCTATACAATCAAATTGTCCCTCTACACATATAATATAATTATTTTTTATAATAGATTCTTTTGCTTTATCTAATCCGTATACAAATAATTCTTTTTTAGAACCATTACTATATTTATACTTATTAAGCAAATGTTCTTGGCGCTTTTCTTCTGTAAGAATACATCTACCTAATATAGCAATTACATCTTTGTGTTCACTATAAAATGGCATAACTAAATTATGATCTGAAAAATGTCCATGTGGAGCTGATCCACCAGATTTATATTTTGGATAATATAAATCTAATAATTCTAAATTTTCTTTTGATACCAATTCTAATAAATCTGAAATATATTCATCACTTGGAAAATATCCAAATTTCCAATAAGACTGTTGATCTTTAGAAAGTCTAGAATTTAAATATTGCCTAGTTTGTCTTGCGCATTTTGAATTGTATAAAAGATGTTGGCAAGCTATAACAACTTTCTTAAAAATCTTTTGTTTAATATTATACTCTTTTATAAAATTCATTAAAATCTTTCTTGGTAATAATTATTTTACCAAAAGTTGGTCTTCCTTGATTTTTTCTTTAATATAATCTTTAATCATTTGTTCAACAGGTTTTGTTAAATGTGTAAAATATTCTTCACAATAAAAACAACATAATTTATTATCTTTTATTTTTGGTGCTCCTTCTTTATTACATTTTATACATTTGATAGCCCAAGCTACTCTTTTATCTTTTGCTTTTAAAATTTGTCCTTCAGATGCCATTTGCCTACGCATAAATGGAGAAACATTGTTTATTTGTTTACCACATTCTGTACAATAAGCAATTAAAGTTCCTTTATCTACAGCAGGTTTCATTTCTTTGTTACAACCTTTATTATCACAAAAACATATAAATTCCAATTTAACTCCTAATTTTGTTCCCCAGAAATTTCATCTGGAACTTTTTCAGTTTGCTTTTCTAATACTTCTATTAATTTAGAAACATCATCTGGATATTTTACTTCTATATTAAAAATGTGACATCCATTTGGTGGTACTCCAAATCCAGATATTCTAATAGAATCTTTATTTCGTGTCATTGGTTTGAAAACTAAAGTTTTATCACCTTTAACAGTCCTTAATTTTTTCTTCGTTCCAACTAATGCTTCTAATAAAGTAAGTTCAATTATAGATATAACATCATTTCCTTGTAATATCATTTCACGATCTTTAATAACAGTTACATTACAATAAACAACTCCATATTTTCCATTCTTAAAATGACCCATATCTTTTAATATAAGACGAGAATTGTTTTGTAATCCTGAAGGAATATGAATTTCTACAGTGACTACAGATGATATTGTTTTTGTTCCTTTACAAGTATTACATTGATTAATATTTAAATTACAATCATTACAAGGAATTTGTCTTTCGTATGTTATTTCTTTCTTTCCACCAATTATTGATAATTCAAATGGAATTTCTATTGATACTATGATTGGTGTAATTTGTTGCATATTAAAAAATGAATTGTTTCCATTAAAATTAACATTCTTACCTCCAAAGAAAATATTAAAATTCTCATTAAAATGAATTTTAAACATATCATCAATTGACTGGCCATAATGTTGAAATGTTTGTTGAGGTATTTCTGTAGTACCATATTTTTCTAAAAATTGATAAGCTTCATTTAATTCCTTAAACTTTTGTTCAGCATTAGGAGCTTTATTAACATCAGGATGTAATCGTGCAGCATTAGCTCTAAATGCTCTTTTTATATCTTCTTCAGAAGCTCCAATAGGGACTCCTAATATTTCACAAGCTTGTTGAGTATTCATTTGTTTTTCCTTAAACCTTTTTAATTAATTTATATTAAATCTTATTTCCTTTTTTAATATTAGCAAAACCTTCCATGGGACGAAGATTTTTAAGTGCCCAGCATTTTTGGAAATTTTCTTCTTCCATTGAAATATATGGTAATGAACTTTGAGGAATTATATGATCAATATTCCATGTTCTTTTATTTTTATTAATTTTGCCATGATTATCCCAATTCATCCAAGGTTCCCATTGTTTTTCTAAATGTTGTTTAAATTCATTTATAGTATATGGAAGATATTGTAATATAGATTTGCCAGCTTTAGAAGAATTTTGTTTTTTAAGTGCTTTGTTTATTATACTTGAAATATTTATTCTTAACTTGAAAATTGGATCTTTTAATCGTCGTTGTTTAATATAATCTTTATTATATTCTAAAATTTTCTCTTTATTATTATTACGATAATTTTTTTGTTTAGTTAAAATTTTCTCTTTATTATTAATGCGATATTTTAAAATTTTATCTTTATGATTAATATCATAATTTTTTTTATATTCCAAATTCTGCAATCTATTATTATTATAATGATTTTTCTTTCTGTCTTTAATTTTATCTATATTATTAACACTATAATCTTTTATACATGATTTGCACCAATAATTTAATCCATCTTTTTTAGATTTATCTTTATGAAATTCAAATTCATCTTTTTCTATTTTACATTTTGTGCAAAATTTCATTTCTTTTTTCTCAAAATTTTCTTCTTAATTGGTATCGATTTTATCTTAATAAATGCTAACCCAACTGCAATGGAATCTGCAATATCATATGATTCTTCTTTTATTACTTGTTGTTTTGTTCTCTTGTTAATTTTATATAACCACGGATATTCAATTCCTAAATGATATGCAACAAGATCTGGAATTTCTTCTTTTATTGGTAATTTCTTTGTTAGCTTTAATGCATGACGTATTTTTAAAACATTAAGTGCTTGTGGTTGTATTTGTAATTGATCCCAAATCATTAAACGTAATGTAGTATTCAAAATTGCTAATGGTATTACAGTGGAAGCAGAACTACTTCCTTTCATGAATTTTATATAATCTTCAATTACAAATTCATTTATTGTATATTTTATAGCTATATCTAAAATATAAGATCTTGCTTTAATTAGCATATCTAACAAATTAATAGATTTATCTGGTTTGTAAAATTCACAATATATCAATTCACAATTGTAACCATCATCATAATCTATAATAGATATTCCAATTGTTGTAGTACTAGCATCAAGTGATAAAATTCTCATATATAACTATATAACAAGTGAACTACCATTACCTAAAGGTAAGGGCTTCTTGGATCCTAATGGTTCCAATTTATTGAGGATTATCCTCAATAGCTTGTTCCAGGCAATAAATGTTTCTATCAGCATTTTTATCTCTATCATATGTTTTTTTTCACAATTACAAGTTATTATTCTATCTGATAACTTTATATTATGAATTTCTCCACAATAATAATAAATTTTACTTGTATTTCTTGGATTAATTAATGCTAAATTATTAGTCTTATATTTTAAAAATGAGATTAATTGAGGCAATTTAGCATTGTGAATACTTTTGTTTAGGTTCTTTCATTTTCCAAGATTTTCTGCATAATTTGTATTATATTTTGAACCAAGTCTTTTGGAAATTTTATGCTGAAAATCATTAATTTTTCTAATTTTAGCATCATACAATCTATTAATTATTTTCTTGAGAAATTTATATTCTCTAGATCTTTTCTTTAATTTGTCTTTTTACTTTGCAAATAACTTATTTGCTTAAATTCACTTTATTGTTCCTTGGAAGGATATAATTTATATTGAAAAGTTAGCATAATTATTCTTGTAATATTCTTTGATTTTATAAAATAATAAAATTCCATGGCAATTCATCCCTCACCTAAAGGAAAGGGACTTCTTGCACGTTAGGTTAAAGTAAAAAGGAGAAGATTTTCATCCTCTCCTTTTCCCAATTATTATAAGAATACAATTAACTATTCAGAAACTTCTTCAGAAACTTCTTCGGAATCAGAAGGGCGTTTGAAAGAATAATCATCTTCAGAAGGTTCTTGATAAGCTTTATCAGCAACCTTTTCACCTTTAGCAAGTTTATCAGGTGCTACTTTACCATCCCAACCAAGATCAAGTAATCTCTTTCTAACAGTTTCAGGTTTTGGACAAATTAATTGTTTTTGTATGATTTTGTCTAAAACATCTTCTCCACCAACATCTTTGATTAGATCTAAATCTTCTTGTGACATTGGTTCGTAATCTTGTCCAACTACACCATAATAACCTGAGGGTGTAGTACTCTTTGGATTGAAGCTAATAGAAATATCAAAATCACGAGGGGAAACTTTAATACCATCTTTACGATGTGAATTTTTAGCTTCTATAGTAGTTTCTACTTGTTCTAATACTATTTGACCAAAATCAAATATTTTTAATTCTCCATCAAAACGATCAATTACCACTACTATATAACGTTCTTTAGGTTCTAATTTTAATTCAGTTTTTACTGGACATTCATCTAAATAAGTTGGATACGAAGTGCGTATACGATCTCCATATTGAGCTTTGCTCTTAGGACCCTTCCAACGAACTTGGTAATAAGTTCCAATACCAGTAACGATACGTAGATCGTTTAGTCCTGGACGCATTTTTAACCATGATAAACGTGGCAAATCATCATCAGGAAATCTATTTCCTTTCTTTGGTGTTGTTCCCCATGCTCTAATTCCAACTGACGGTTTTTGTTCATTATTATTCATTTTTTTCTCCTTGCGGTATTTTATATGTTATATTGTCTATGCGAATTACATTGTACCATGGAATCTGTCTATTTATTTTTTTGACTTCCATTTCTTTACAATCTACTATTGCATATGGATTTTTTATTAATTCATCCGCTTGTTTTTTTGTTAGTAGAATACCTTTAATATTTACTACAGATACCCCTTCATTAAGGTCTAAAACCTTATAATATTGAATATTATCTTTAACTGATGGATCATCTGCTACCAATAAATATATTGGTTTATTATCTGATCTATTAGTTACTTTTGGTAACATTTGCATTATTTTAAATCCTTGTTAAGTTGTTAAGTTGTTTAAGTTATTTAAGTTATGATTCTTGTGATTGTTTTATTTTCACATGAAAATTTTATTATTTATTCTTCATTATCTTCTTCTATATTATCAACTAGATTAGACTTTTTCTTTATTTCACTTGCTAATTCAATACCAGACGCAGACACAATTAAATCTAATTCTGAAACACAATCATCACTTCCAAATAAATGGTTTTTAGCTACTTTACATCTGGTTGTAATTCCATACTTTAATTTTTGACCTTTTCTTGTATGTGTTAGAGAATTTTTTCTTGTCATTTCTAATATAAGACTAGAAAGATATTCTAATTCAGCTCCACCTTTTTGCTGATATCCAGAAACACCAAAACCTATTTTTGCGTATACTTGATTAATACAAAGAACAGCAATTGTATAATTACCATTATCATCTCTGAATTTTTCAATTAATTGATTAAATCTTCTAATTCCCCAAGATACTTCTTTAGCTGTTACACCTGGTTGTTTAGAATAATCATCGTTTTCTTCATCTTCAGCTGAATTAATTGAAGCACCAACAGAATCCCAAACAATAAAAATTTTCTGGTCAGGATCCATATCTTTAATAGTTTTTACATAAGCTACCACTTGCTGAACACCTTCTAAAATATTTCTACTTGGTGCTACAACTATCTGTGATGGGTCTCCACCAATCTTATCACGAAAACGTACAGAGTCAAATTTTCCTTCTGTATCCCAAAGAACAACGATTGCTCCTTGTTTTTGAGCAGCTTTCATTGCAAGCATTGCTGCAGTTGATTTTCCAGAATCTGGTTTTCCAGCAATTTGAAAAATTCTACCAAATGCAAAACCCATTAAACCTGTTAAAGGTTTCCAAAATTTATCAATTTCTTCTGAAGAAATATAATCTTCTGGATTGGTAGATAAAACTATTTTATCTCCTGTCTTCATTCTTTCTGCTAATTCTGGATTTCTTTTAGAAAATCTTCCTCTAGCTTTTTCTACTAGTTCATTTATATCTAATGGTTTTTTTTCTATTTTTAATTTTATCATATAATTTTCTTAATTGATCTAAATGTTAAATGAGCTTCTTTTATAAGCGAATAAACGTTTGATAAATTTTTATAATCTTTTTCAGCTTTGTTTTGTTCTTGTGTTAATCTTATAACTTCAGAATCTCTTAAAATTAATTGTGCTAACGCACTTTCTGATGGTTTTTTATCTGCAATTTTTGTATCCTTTAAAATAAAATAAGCATTAGCTTTTGCAAAATCTACATCTTTTTTTAAAGATCTGGAAGAAAGATCAGATGCTGCTAGTTCTGCTAATAATGCATTTTGCGCTATTAAACATAAAGCTGCCATGCCTATTGCATCATCTTCATTAAAAGTACCTCTATGTAATGAATCTAATGCTAACAATACATCTTGATATTTTTCTTCAAAATTATTTAGCAGATCAGTAATACGATCTTGACGATCAGTCATAATTATTTCTCCTATTTTCTAAGAAAGAGATTTATTTTTTACCTGCTCGACTGTTTTCTTTAATTCTAAAAGTTCTTTTTTCAACTCTGTTATTTCAACAAGTTGTTCTTTGTATTTTTCAGCAGCTTCATTCACGAGAGATGATATTTGTTCTTGTGAAATTCTCAGTTGCTGATTAACCATTAAACTAATTAAAAATGTAAAAACTTCCATAGAAGAATATTTTTTATGTGGTGGTTTTACAAAAATTATAACACCATCATCATTAACTTCAAAATGATCTTGAAATAAATCTTTTCCTTGAAAATTTGGACGATCATATCCTTTACATATTTCTTGGTAAGCTAGATATTCATCATTTGTCATCCAAACTTTTTTATTATCTATAATTTTAACAGATGCTTTATTTATCATAATTTTAACCAAACCTTGTGAACTACCATTACCAGATTTAAAATTTTCTTGTGATGCTTGTTTTTTTAAATTCAATTATATTTATTATATTTGGATTACTAACAGATAATTTACTATTACAAAACACCTCAATAAATTCAGGTATAATTTCATTATATTCTTCTTCTGATATATGATTGTTTATTGGAGTGAACTACTCTCACCTAAAGGTAAGGGTTTCTTGGATTTTAAGATTATCCTAAATAGCCTGTTCTAGGCAATAAATATTTAATAATTAAAATTTTGATTCATTTTTCTAAAAAGATCACATCATATATTTGAATTAAACCTCAAAGAGGGTTTGTGCTAAAAAATAGCATCATATGATCTCCTATTTAGAATATATCAAGAAATTTCTAAAATAAAGAAAAAAGTTTAACAACAATTCATCCCTCTCCTAAACTTGTTGAAAAAGGTTAAAATATTGTTCGTAATCTTCATGATTATTTTCAGATTCTACTCTTCTAAACATTATAAATCCTTTTTATTATATGATTTTTTTAAAAGCACTATTAAATTTATTTTCAGTAATTATATTAAAAGTTTTTTGTTGTTTTTTTATAGCTTCAATAATTGCTTGTTGCGTTTCTTCATTAAATTCTTCATTAATATTTTGAATTATTTTAACTAAAAATTCCAAAATAAAAGCAAGTTGGTTACCAATATCATCAATTCTTAATTTATCTAAATATTGATTTAATTGTTTTTTTGTTAAATTTAAAATTAGTTCATCATATAATTCTTTTGTTTCAAATTTTTCTTGTAATAAACCAATTTTTATAGAATTTGAAATATGTTCTTTTGCTTTCTTAATTTTATTAAAAATAGCTATTTCTTCTGGAGTATTAAACTCAAAATCTTCTTGTGTAAATTCCTTATTCATTATTATTTCCTTTTATAAACATTATGCACGTCTAAAACTATTTTTATTAGAACCAGTATCAAGTGAAGTTTGTGCTTTTAATTTTTTCATACGTTCATTTTGAAGAATTAGCTTTCCTTCATTACTTTGCGATAAAATCTTTTCAATTTGAGATGGCCCATCATATCCAGTTGTTAATGCGTTTATAATATTTGATGGCGCAGACTCTTCAGTAATATCTGAAAATGGATCTATACCATTTGCTTTTAACTCCATGTATGCTTTTTGATCATCAATATTTACATCATTTGAAATTTTTTCAGGTTCTCCATCATATGGATCATCTAATGTTTGTATAAGAGATGCACATTCTGAAACCTTCACATTTACAGAACCTTTAAATTTACTTGATAATTCACTACTCTTTTTAACTAAACCAGCAGCCTCATTACGAGTAACAAATTCAGAATAATTATCATTCACTTGATTAGGTACACTACCTTTTCTATGAAATTTATCAACTGGTTCACAATTACCCATTTTCTGAAATCTATAATTTGATAACAACCAACCAGCTACACCCTGTGAATCATTTGGCATCCTATCTAGAGCGCTAGCTAATTCATTCATAAAATCTTTTGTTTCACTATTCATAATAAATTGCCCACAACCAGGACAAATATTACTTTCTAAACTATGAACAAATGCTGGTGGAATATCAGCTCCACATGACATACATCTCATATTATATCTCCTATTTATAAAATCTTTCCTTGGTAAATAAATATATATCTTCTCTAACATGTTTTAAATGCAAAACACTACTAACTAGAAAATATTTCTAGAAGTAATATTATATTTTGCAATAATATAATTATTTTACAATAGCAATATAATGTTCATTATTAATAGTAGCAATCTTATATTCATTTAATCTTCGATATTTAACTCCATTAAGCCAAAATGCTTTATAACCATTCTGGCCTTCAAAAGCAGCACCATCTTCACGATGAATTAATCCATGTTTATAATATACTTTATCTCCATTAGCATATATTACAGCAGGACCATTGTCATTATGCAGTTGACCTTCTTTATCATAATATTCAACTTTATTATCACATTGTTTAACTTCAGAATTGCTCATAGTGAATCCTTTAGTAGGCTGAAATATTAAAACATTTGGTAAAAATTATTTCTACCATATTAATTATATACCAAAAAATTTAATGGTTTAAACAAAATTTAATCATTTTCATCATCAATTGTCGAAAATCCATTATCTAATGTTTCTTCTTCTAACATCTCAATTAACTCATTTTTAGATAACCCATTAATTTCATTAGGTTTTATTTTTTTAGATCTTGGCATTTTTACTTTTCTCGATGCACGATCCTCTGGTAATGATGGAGGATTTTTATAATCTAATACATCATCTAATACAAATGATGTAGAATTTTCATTCTCCCATTGAAATAATGCTAAAAATCTAATAGCTAAACCAACTTCTATATCTTGTTTTCCTCCAGATAGTTCTTCTTTAATTCTTGTCTTCATATTTTTCCATGATTCTGGAAAACATAATAATGAGGCTTCTTCTCCCCATGGATCTTTAATTCCAATTCTAGCCATTTCTTGTCCAAATATAGGAGAATCTTCCTTCTTCACTGTAAATGCAAATAAACTTGTAATAATTCCCTCTAATGGACGAATCTTATGATTTCCAAGATAATGAGTGTTTGCTTTTCTATTTAATCTTTCATCTTCATTGTGAAGTTCCCAAGGAAACATTTGCTTTAATGCTTCAAATGGAATTGTATTATTTCGATCAAAGAAATTTGGATATCTATCAAACGCATCTCCACTAATACCCTCTCCAATATAAAATTCTTCAAGAGCAAATTTTTCTTGAACTGTCCATGGTTTTTCTTCTGGAAATGGATAATTAAATGATTCTAAATAAATTTTAACAATTTCATTAGATGGTTGTGGTATAATAAATCTATTATTGTTTTTATCTGTATAATAAGTTTCTGAATCATTAACTTTTTTTACCAAAGAAAAATGTTTAACATATTCTCTTTCACATGCTTTATAAAACTTATTTATATGAGCTTTAAGCTTTGCTCTATAGTCTGAAGCATAATAAAACATTAATTTTCTATCTAATTCAAAATTATCTAAACATCCAGCCGCTGCCATGGCTTGAATAGATCTGGCCCCTACTTTACGAGAATCTGTCCTAAAAATTAAATCTTGAAAACTAGTAAATGGACGCTTTGAAATTATTTCAGGAATAGCTTCTTTACCCATAAATTTTAATGAATCTAATCCTGTCATTAAAGTTTTATCATTTACAATTGTCCAAGAAGAATTTGATGTGTTAATGTCTGGTTGTACAATCTTTATATTATGACTGCGAATTTCAGACTTAATTTTTGAAATCATTTCACTAGAATTTTTAGCATTAGAACTAACTTTAGCCATTAAATTTGCAATAGTAAACTCTATGAAATAATTAGCTTTTAAATATGCTGTCTGAAAAGAAATAAGACTATATAAACTAGCATGCGAATTGCTAGTAAGAATTCCATTGGATAAATAATATTGATGATCTGGATGGTTTACTTCAAGATCATATGTTTGATATTTCCCAATTGATGTAATTGATTTAATATTACTCATCTTGTTTGAATTCCTTTTCAAAAGATTTTATATAAATATAATTAGGGGTAAGATTAACTCGTAGAATTTGTAATTCTTCTACCATATCTTTTTCCGTTTGTCCAAATTTTAATTGTTTTAAAACTTCTTCTTTAGTGAATTTTCTATTCCCATTTGTATAACAATAATCACATTCTGTTATACCAGCAAATTTTAATTTATATTTTTTATTAGTTTTTACACCAAAATCAACATTATCATAATAAACAATTCCTTTATAATTATTGTTTTTAGCATAATTACAAACAGTTTTTAATAATTTACATTCTCCATTTACAACATTATAATTAAGTGAAGTTGCAAATCTAACTATTTCTAAGTATTTATTATATTTTTTACTAGATTTTTTTACTGAAATTGCTTGAATGAGTTTATTATTATAATATAATCCAAAACCAGTAATACATTTACTATTTCCATCTAAATGATTGTTAGTGAAAAATTCTTCAATTTCTTCTAATGTTAATTTTTTTACTTTTGTTTTATAAGATTTTACAAAATTATCAGAAAGATTTAATTTGTTTTTAATTATAGAATAATAAATATCACGATGTTCTTCATATTTATCTTCCCATATATGTAATAATGTTATATTTTTATCTAAACAAGCATTAGTTTTATTAATATGATAATTTTTATCTTCTTTATATTTTTCAGAATGCCAAATTAATCCATTGAATTCTATTGCAAAATTATTATCAGGACAATAAATATCAAGTTCTTTATATCTTGGTGAATTGTATTTAATTGTATTTCTATTATCCTCTTCTACATTTATATTTAAAGATTTAACAAATGTGTATACCTCATGTTGAAGAAAATTTTTAGGTATACAGTTTTTACATTGTGCCTTTTTATAAAAATTATAATATTGATTCAATCTAAAATATGTACTAGTAACTATTGATTTGCAATTTTTACATTCACCAGAAATAATTGTAGTTTTATTTCCTGGATATCCTGAAATTATAATTGGATTATCTAAATATATTATTGAAAATAACATATCTTCTTTTGATAATCTATTCCAACTAGAATGTTTATTACATTTTTCTAAAGTTTTTCTACAAGTTAGAGATCTTAATGTTAATTCAGTTTCACATCCACAATTAGGATCTTTAAACAATACAGTTGAATCAAATCCCATATCATTATCAATTAAAGTAATACAATTTCTATATTCTTTTGGTATTTCTATTAAATAATCTGAAAAAGTTTTAATTCTAAAATGTGTAATACATTTATTGCACATTTCAAACTGTTTTCGTTTAGTTAATGAACTTATATTTGTTTCAGTAATACAACCACATCCTGGATTTATATATTTTATTTTATATGGATCATTTATATCTTCAATACGTTTAATATATTTTTGATATTTTTCTGGAATATTAATTAAATATCTTGAAAAACAATTTTCACAATAATTAAAATGTTTTTTATTTAATAATTTTTGTAAATTTGTTTCTATTAAATGCCCACATATTTTACCATTATATTGAATAGTAGTTTTTAAACCAAGATCTTTACCAATAATTTTGAAATCTACTTTATTAAAATCTTTTAAATAAACATAAATAGATTTACTTTTAGTAATTTTTTGAAAACAATGTCTACATATTTTTAATTGATCCTGATTTATTAATCTATAAATTATTGTATCAATTTTATGACCACATTTTTGATATAAAAATTTTATCTTTGTTCCACACCCTTTAAATTCCTCTGATAACTCTATATATTGATGATATTGTTCTGGAATTTTATCAAGATAAAACGATTTATCTTTAATTTTTTCTTTAAATAAACAATTTTTGCATAAATCAATTCTCTTTCTCATATATATAAATTTAAAACATGTATCTATTTCACATCCACATTCTGGATGTTTGTAATGAATTTTAGTTAGTATTCCGTTTAATTCACTGGTAATTGTTATACATTTATGATATTTTTCTGGTAATTTATCAAATAATTGTTTTATTGTAAATGGTTGATTTCCCCTTGCCATTATTTTACCACTATAGATAAATCATTTTCTAATATTTCCCACAATGGTAACATTTCTCCAGTTTCTATTGTTCTAAATTTATGATTTTTTGTACACTTTACTCTTTCCCCATTTTCTAATTCAATTTCTATAAGTTCTAATTCTCCATGATCATGTTTGTTAATAACTTCTACAAAAATATCTTTTCCACTTAATTCATCTCTTGATTTTACATATTCTCCAGATTCAATATCTTTGATATGTTTTGAACCCAAATAATTTCCATTATTATCATAAGTATTTATATTAGTATTTAAATGTAAACTTTTGTTAAAACCATAACCTTGAAAACCATTAATTGTTTCATCCCAAATTTTAATAGCAATATCCTCTGGAATATTATTTTTTATAGAATCTCTAATAAATTCCTCTCGCCATTTTGCTACTTTCTCTGGGTTTTTACCTTTTTCTTTTGTTAATTTTCGGAGTTTGTCAGCTTCATTTAAATTCCAATAAGCTACATCTAATGCGAGATAAAGGAGGCTTTCTTCGAACAAACCAAAACCATAAGTATTTGCGAAAGCTCTATGCAATGATGGATGGATAAGATTCATTTCTTTTTCACCATCTCTAACCTTTATTAATTCGGGTATAATATCTTTTGCAGCCGGTCTAATTAGAGCAGTAATCAGAGCGATATCTTCAATATTTTTTGGTTTAATTTTTTTACATACAGGAACTGCTGTTGAATCCAATTGAAATACGCTTAATGTATCACCATTACTTATTAAGTCATAAGTAGGTTTATCATATATTTCATATTTAAAATCAGACTTTAATAATTTTTGTTCATTTCTATTTATTAATCTATAAGAATCATCTATTATATCTAATGTATTAAGTCCTAACACATCTATCTTCACTCCACCCATTTCATTTACTTCTTCTTTTGGTGAAGCTAAGCATAATTCATTAGTTGTATCACGTCTTAACGGAAATAAATCTGTTAAAGAATTTTTTGTAATAACAACACCCCCAGCGTGAGTGGACCAAGCTCTAGGTTTTCCGCATAACAATTCTGCAAATTCAGATAATTCAGGATATTGTTTTGCAAATTCTGCAAACAAAGGAGCTTCTATAAGGGCTTGTTTAATGGAATGAATATCAGAGGGAATAGAATCCGCAATGGCATCTCCTATTTCAGCTGCTTTAGATCTACCTTCTCCACCAAATTCAAATACACGTGAGATATCTCTAGCATAAACCTTAGGAGTAATTGTATTAATATTTGAAACGTGTGCTACATTTGTTTGTCCATATTTTTCACATAAATAATTTATTAATTTACCCCTACCAGATGAACTAATATCAGAATCGATATCTGGCATTTCTTCTTTATATTTATTTAAAAATCTAGCAAAAATAAATCCATATTTTTTAGGATATCCTTTATGAATATTATTTAAAAAAGCCGTAAGAGATCCTCCAACACTACCTCTTCCTGGTCCTATTGAAATATCGTTATTTCTACACCAATTTAAAAAGTCAGCAGTAATTAACATATAACTGGAAAATCCACGAAATTCTAATACATCAAATTCTTCAAGCATTTGATTATAGCAATATTCTCTATCATCTTCTGGTATATTTCCTAATTTAATTTTTCTTTCTAAACCAATTAGACTTCTATATCTATAAAATTGAGCATCTTCACGAATATCAGATTTCCATATTGGGCATGGATTTTCTATTTGTTCTTTTTTCCAATTTAAAAATTCTTTATAATCAGGTTCATCTTTATAAGGAAAGTCAGGAAGTTGATTTTTTTCACCAGTAACAATAGAAGGATCAATAAAAGTGGGATTTTCACATTTATTAGAATAATAATCTGTATTCGTGAATAACGAATTTACAAAATCTTCACCCCACATTTTAATATGTCGTTCAAAATGTTCATAAATTTCATCAGAATTTTTTATATAAAATTCTTGTTTATCATAACGCAATCTAGATCCAGATGTAATTGGTTGACCAGATGAGTTACAAAGATATACATCATGGGCTCTATGATGTTCTTTTTTTGTGTAATGTGCATTTGTAGCCACAATGCATCTAATATCAAGTTCTTCAGAAATCTTTTTCAAAGCCATATTAATTTTTTGTTGATTAACAGGACCAGAATATGCTGAAGGTCTAATTTGAAGATTATGAGGTTGAAGTTCAAGAGCGAAGTCATCACCAAATATAGAATAAAATCTTTTTGCAGATTCTTTTGCTTCATTTAACCGATCTAGCATTATATATTGAGAAATAACACCATTACCACATGCAGATGTACAAATTATACCTTCTGAATGTTTTTCTAATATTTTCCAATCAACTCTTGGAACTGCTTTTTTAAAAGCAATTGTAAATTTATCATATCCAAGTTTATTAATTGTTAAAAGATTTTTATAACCGATAGTATTTTTAGCTAAAAGAATAACATGTCTTAGAGTAGTATCTTCATTATCATCAGCGTTATTAACGAAATAACATTCACAACCAGCAATTAATTTAACGTTTGATTTTTGGGCTATTTTATAAGCAGACCACAATGAAGCGAAAGATCCATGGTCAGTAATAGCCACGGCTTTTTGTCCAAGTTTTTCTGTTGTTTCAATAAGTTCTTTTGGAGTAATTAAACTATCACCCATTGAACCAATTGTGTGATTGTGTAAACTTACATATTCTCTCATTAAACACCTCGCAATAATATATTTTATACTAATAATTTTAATTGTCAAATTAATAATTTTATTTTTTTTTTTTTTTTTTAATATAATTTATAAAATTTTTTTATATAAACAAAATCCCTCAAAAACAATTTACATTATTAATGAGGGATTTTAATTATTATTTTATTTTAATTATGTTTGAAGGGCTTCTAATATTTTAAATGTATTTTCTAAATTATCTAGTAATTGACTACAATTAGCAGCTCCTGTGCAACGAACTTGTATTTTTGTAGTTCCAAATGGACCACTGGCAGTAATACCATTTTTTGTTACAAAAAAAACACCAACTTTTGTATAATTGTCAGCACTAGTATATCCAGCTTGCTTAAATGTTGGTAATGCGTTTTTTGTTACAGGATTATCTAATTCAAGAATATAACCCTTTCCACCACAACAAGATTTAATTAGATGTCTCTTCATTTATTAGTTTTTTCTTTTATATTAATTTTCTTCATCATCATCTTCGAGATTGTCTACAGCATCTTGAGTATTTTTTGATACTTTAGTTCCTCGGCTATTAAAAAGATAAACACAAAAATCTATCTTTGCCTTTTCAAGATCAATTGTTTCTCTGTAAAAGCTTCCAAGTTCTTTTACCTCATCTTTTAGAGCGCTAAGTTTCTTATCATTTTTCATATCAAATGAAGTATTTGACATACTACGAACAGCTTTGATAAGATCTTTTTCCAGTTCTTCTGTTTGTTTTGTTAAAGCGGCATCTCTCCATGGAACAGATAACTTGTTCCATGACTTATCTGAGAAACCATCAGGAGCATCATTTGTCTTCTTTTTCTTTGTTCTTTGTACCATTTTAATATTCTTCCTTTTTATTCAATTATATTACAGTTATTAACAGTCCATTGTAAAGTAAATTCTTCTCTAATTGTAGAAATTAGCATTTGAATTTGTTGTGCAACTTGGGGGTTTTTCATTAAAGCACCAATATCTTGACCTTGAAGTGCTGGGTGATTTAATAAACGTTGTTGAACTTCTGAATTACTTAAAATTGCATCTGGTTCATTTTCTCTAATAGAGTCAAGAATTAATGAAAGTTTAATATTCTTTGCGCCTTGATCTCTAAATTTTTGCATATCTTCTGGATTTACAAGATTACTTTCTATTTGTTCTTTTAACCATCCAGAATTAAGAGCAATATTTTTTGATTCAATTTCAATTAGATAATTTGGAATATCTATTTGATTATTTTCAATAAGTTTAATTGCAACTTGATTTCTTAAAGATTCAATTTCTTGACGTTTAATTGAATCTTTAGAAATTACTGTTAGTTTTTCTTTAAGTTCTTCAATAGTTTTTACACCAAGTTTTTGTAAAAATTCTTCATTAATTTCATGAGGTTTTCGTTTAGTTCCCATATGAACAGTGACTATAAAATGTGCAGTTTTTTCTATTAAAGGAGAATCATCTTCAAATACAAAATCAAATTCACGTGTTTCATCAGCTTTCATACCTAGAAGATAATTATCAAAACCTTTCCAACGGTTTTGACCAACGGTATACATTTCACCTTCTAATATAGATCCGTCAAATTCTTTATTATCAATAGAAGCTGTAAACGATATAGTAATTTGATCATTTACTTCTACAACATCATTTTCATCATATGGCTCTACATCTCCAACTTTCATGCGTAAATTTTGTAATGAACTTTCTACTAAAACTTCTTCATCAAGATTTACTACTGGTTTTTGCACATCAAATTTATAATTCTTTAATTCAAATTCAGGTTTCTTTAATAATTCTACAGTACATGAAAATCTATTTCCATTAATTTTAATATCACTAAATTGAGGTTGACCAATTAATTTAATACCCGCCTCAAATATAATATCATCTACTGCCTGAGAAGCCATTTCACGAACGACAAATTGATCAATTTGGGGACGAAGTTTTGTTTTTACCACATGATCAGGAGCTTTGCCAGGTCTAAATCCAGAAATCTTTAATTTTTTAATATGAGATATAGCTTCTTCTATTTTCCCTAAAACAACTTCAGGATCTGCTTCATAATGAACTTTAAGTTTACAAAGTTCAGGTTCTTCAATATTTACTATTGGATAAATAATTTCTGTTAATGAGTTAATTTTAGTATAATCAGTTTCTTGTATTATATTTTCTTGCATTTTTTTTACCACTTTCTTATTCCCACAAAAGGGACTTTTTTAATATCTTTTGTTTTTAGAAGACCTTTTTTAATTAAATAATCTTTACCTTTTTTACAATTATCTAAATAATCACAATATTTACATAAAAATTGGGGATTTTCTCGCCAAAGTTTTTCTTCTCCAATTTTTAAGAAACACTCAAAGAATTTCTCGGCAATACTTATCACTTCATCTCTTGAATATTCTTTTGTTAAATATTTGAAATTATGTTTTAATAAAACAAAAGAAGATCGTAATTTTGTAATTGATGAATCTTCTAGCATAATTACATAACAATAAGTCATCAATTGAAAAAAATCTTTCAAGTATTTTACATTTTTTGTTGTTTTATAATCACAAACATGAATAATTCCATCTTTATCTATTTGAATACGATCAATAACACCACCTAATAAAATCTGATCATTAATATTTATTAAAAAAGATTTCTCTACAGCTATTACATTTGATAATCCTTGTTCAATAATTATGTTTTTATATATATTAATAATTTCTTTTGCTTCTTTATATTGATCTCCAGTTAAATCTTTACTATATTTATCATATCCAATATCCCAAGATTTTTCTAATATACTTTCCCATGTATTTGAAAGTTCAGGATTTTTAATTATTTCTCCATGAAAATATTCTAATATCAAATGTAAAAACAATCCAAAGGTTAAAGAATCTTGTTTTTTCTTTGGTAATTTGTCAATAAATTGAAATTTGTATTGTGCTTGACAATTTTCAAATACTTTCAATTTTGAAACTGAAATATTAAAAAGTTTTTTAGTACTCTCATCTCTAGTAGAAAGAAGTTTTGCTTCAATTTTCATTTTTTATATCCTTAAATCAAATGACGATACTTGAATGGTATCCATTTGAAAACAAAACCAGCACCTTTATCTCTACTCGACCGAGAAACAATACCAGATAAATTGTGAGTTGGATTTTGAGAATAATGAAAAGGTTCAGTTGAAATTATCCATCTTGCAACTCTATTATCATAATAATAATAAGTCATGGTATTTTTAGATGCATTATATTGTGCACTTATAAAATTTCCTTGCGGAGTAACTGTATCTATATTTGTTAACATAGAACCATCTCTTGCTTTAGCAGGATCTTCCAAATCAAAGAATGGTCTATTTATTTTAGGTATATTAGGATCATAAGGTTCTTCTCTTGAATCTTGAAATATAACTAATGCTCTTGGATTAAACAATGGTTTATTTGTATTAGATGATTCTGGTTGTTCATTATCATTTCTTGATTTAACATATAATACACGAGCTGGTAAAGTTCCTATACCTTTTCCTTTTTCACCAATACTATTAGTTTCAGAAAATAGAAAATTATATTGATCAGTTGGAGGTGTAAAATAACCAGCTCCAGATCCACCAGTTCTAGTATCTATATTATAAGTACCATCATATCCATCAGGTTGTCTATTATCAGGATTGCTATCAATTAAAACTCCGCCAGTATTATCATATATTATACTGGTATTAAAATTAGCTGTGGAACTGCCAAATGGATAAGTGGATTTATGACAATTATCTTGTTGTTCTACTTTATCATGAGGATGTCTAGCAGGAACAACATTTGTTTTATATTCTTGTGTTATTACTGGTGATACATCAGGATAATTTACAGCGAATGCTTTTAAAACAACGCAACCAGAATCAGTTGGCATAGATATGGGACCAACGGCAACCATTGAATTGTCAGTTGGGGTAGAATTATCGAGCGTGTAGAAAATAATTGAAGGTACATTTGTATCCAGTGTTATTGTAGATGGAATACCAGCTAACAATTGTAAAGGTGACTCTGTAATAGTAATTGTTATGGTAGCCATGATTTAATCCTTATATATATCAGCATTATACAAAAAGATGCCTATTTTACAATTTGCAAAAATTGTTTATTAGTAGAATAATTTTTATTTTTCTTTTTGTTATCTCTATATAATTTGTGAGCTACCCTTCTTAAAATTTTTCCAATAATAAAATAATTCTCATTTCCAGTAGATCTAAATACTGAAAAAAATGATTCTGATTGTTCTAACATAATATTTTCAGAATTATTAAAATGTTTTCTTGCTGAGATACCGGTTGTAAACATATGAATAAAGAATTTCATTTCTCCTACATTTTTTAGAAGATTTTCATATTCATCTCTAATCCGTTGATTCACAACCATAAATAGTCTAATTTATTAGTGTTACATATATACTATATATCAAATAATTAACTATACATATCATCAACTATTTCATTTACCCTTTTTTTTAAATCTTCTAAAGTTCCAATATTATTAATAATATAATCAAAAATATTTTCTGATAACTCTGACATTTCAGATTCGCTTTGATGTTTTCCAAAAACACCTTTAAGACCAGCGCCAGGTTTTTTAATTCTAATTAATTTACCACCATTTTCTTTTATAGCATTTAATTCATTTACATAACGACAATCCGTTATAATAACAGCTTTAATATTTTTTGGATATCCTTCAATTCGATCAAATTCTCCTTGACAAGTTTGTTTCCAATAAGATTGTAAACCTTCAATTTGAGAATAACACAATCCTTGTTCTGTTAATAATCTTTTTGCTATATTAATGCCATATCTTATCCAAACATCTTTATCCAATGTTCTAACACAATCATTTCCTATATATTGGAGTACTTTTCTAGGAGTAAGAAATTCACTATTTTCAGTTTTATATCTTTTATCAGGTAAACTTCTATTTTCTGAAGGTCCCCATAATTGAGTATTTGTAAAACCCCAAATTTCAGAAGCAAATCTTTTTAAAGGATCTGCAAAAGCAATGGATACAAAACCTTCATTTTCTAACAAGTAACCAGCTACAGTATCTTTACCAGATCCTGCTAAGCCTGAAATAGCAATTATATTCATTAATAATTCTCCATGTTAAACCCTATACACTCTTTTTACACTAAAATTTTGTATTTGTAATAATTTAAATTCAAATATTTAATTACTATTAATTCTGTTTTTATATTATGAACTACCAATACCTAAAGAATATTCTAGCACTTTTTTATTAACTATACAATTTTTTAATTGTGATTTTTTACGTTTTAACCTTTTCAACAAGAAGTCCCTTTCCTTTAGGTGATGGATGAATTGTTGTTAAACTTTTTTTCTTTATTTTAGGAATATCTTGATATATTCTAAATAGGAGATCATATGATGCTATTTTTTAGCACAAACCCTCTTTGAGGTTTAATTCAAATATATGATGTGATCTTTTTAGAAAAATGAATCAAAATTTTAGTTATTAAACATTTATTGCCTGGGACAGGCTATTGAGGATAATCCTCAATATGTTGGAACCATGGGGGTCCAAGAAGCCCTTACCTTTAGGTAAGGGTAGTTCACTGTAATGAATTTTATATATTTTAAATCATTTTGCATTAATTTAATAAATATAATTATTATATTAATATGTAGTAGTTAATTTACCTTCTGAACCATCTTCATTTTCTTCAACTAAAATAATATGAGAAAATTTATCTTTAAGATCTTTATTATGAGTAATAACAAATATAACAAAGTCTTTTTCCCATTTTATTATTGCATCTGAAAAGGCATTTACACCTTCTTCATCTAAATGAGCATCTACCTCATCAAATTCTAATAATTTTATATCTATATTTAGTCTTTTTTGAATTACTATTGATAATGCTCGTTTAAAAGCAAGAGCAATATATACATGTTGACCATGTGATAATTGTTCATATTCTCTTAAAATTCCATTTCTACTATACACAATATTTAATTCAGAATCAATTTGAATATTTAATTCAGGACGCAATTCTTTAATAGCTTTATTTACTTCAAATTGCAAATCGTCTAATATAGTTTGTATAATAAAAGTAGGAATTCCTTTACTACTAAAAGCATCTACTACCATTTGTCTCATATTTAATTCATGAGTAAGTGATTCTTTTTTACCAAGAAGTATTTTTAATTTTTCTTTATCTATTAATCTTGTATTTATTCTTTCTTCGAATCCTCCAATAATACCACTAATATTAGTAATCATTAAATTATGACTATCAGTATTTTTTTGAAGACGTATTATTTCATTTTCTAATGAAAATATTTTATTATTTATAACAAGAGCATCAGATTTATCAGCTGTCTCTTTTAATATTTCAAGTTGTTTGTTAATATCTGTAATTTGACAATCATTTTCTTTTAACTGTCTTAATATTTCTGTTTGATTATTATAATCTAATTCAAGCGTTTCATTTTTTATTTTTTGGTTATTTGTAAATAATTTTATATCATTTTCGATTTTTGAAATATCCAAAAGACGTTTTTGTGATTCTTTTAGTGCTATTTCTAATTTATTCTTCTTTATTTTACATTTACTCATTGTAATTTCTAAATATTCTAAATCTTTTGTAAATTTTTTTAATTTAGAATTTACATCTATTTGTATTTTATTTCTATATTCCTGACTAATGCTTTGATGACAAGTTTGGCATTTATCACTATCTGGTATTGTTAATTTAGCAGTTCTTATATCAGCTTTTACACCTGCTATAATTTCACTACCTTTAATTTCATCAGCACAAACTTTATCAAATTTTATTTGTAATTCTTCTATATTTTCTATAGATTTTAAATTAATTTGATTAAGTTTTTCTTGACAATTAGTTAATTTAGAATTTATATCTATAATAATTTCTTTAGTATTATTTATTTTTGTTTTTATTTCTTCAATTTTATTATTATATTTTTTAGAATTTTCTATTAGTTTATTTAATATATTTTCTTGTTGAGATACTTTATTATGTATTTCAAGATCGTTTTGACCAAGTGACTGTTTTAATTGATTAATAATTTCTCTAGTTTTTTTAATACTATTTTCATTTGTTTTAATATGTATTTTTTCTTCTTCTACTTCTTTTTGTCTATTAATAATTTCAGTTTTAGCTTTTTTTATATCTTCATCAGTGTTTCCAATAATAGATATCGAACCATCAATTTGATTTAATTCTTTTTTAATTGGGATATTTTTTTTAGAAGCAATATCTTCTAATTTGCTATATATAATTAAATTCAATGGTTCTTTTAAAATTTCTTTACGTTTTTTAGGGTCAGAAACAGATGTTAATCCGGTTAAATCAGCTTGTCTAAACAAAACCGAATATGTAAAAGCTTTATGTGATATTTTTATTAATTCTCTAATTTTTGTATCAGTTTCTGATGGTGTTCTCTCACTAATTGATTCAAATTTATCATTAATTTTTTTATACAAACGTACATCAGCTGTTCCAGTTTTAGTACGATGTCTATATATTCTATATATTTCATTATTTAATATAAAATCATATTCTACAATTGCTTTATTATTACCGTCTCTTACGATTTTATCCAAAGTAGTTGAATGTACTTGATTAAAGCAAGCATACTCAATACTACTAAATATAGTGGTTTTACCAACTCCATTTGATATTAAATCATTATGTACATTTTTACCAACAACAAGAACTTTTTGAAATAAAGTACAATCGATTTCTGTTAATCGATGATTCATAAAATTCTGTAAATATATTCTAAGAGGTCTCATTTTTGCATTTTCTCCTCATATTCTTTTATAATTTCATATGCAAATTTTTTAAATTCTTCTTTTTGGTTTTTATCTGTAAATTTAGTATTAGCCCACTTATTAATAGAATCATTTATAGACATACTATTATCAAAACAATCTTCAGGATTTATTTGAATAATTGAAACCGTTCTAGATTCGGAAAATCCACAAATATGAAAAATCCCTAAATTATTATATAAATATGTTTCAATTTTGTTTCTATCTACATTTCCCAAATCTGATCCATTTAATTTAATATCCAATTTTACAATTGCATTCTTAAATTGTAGTTTTTTTGATAATAAACATAATTCATTAATAACAAATTCTGTTGAGTCTTTTCCAGTTGGAATGTCTATATTTACAGGTCTTAAAGGTCTAATAGGAATTGTAATTTCTGTAAATTTATTTTCTAATTCAGAATCTAATAATATAGCTATTTTGTTTATATTAACTTCTGTTTTAGAAAAATCAGATCTATCTAAACTTCCAATATGAGCTAAATATGGATTTTCATATTGAATTACTTGTGGATTATGAATATGTCCCATCCAAACATAATCAAACCAATAAAACATATCAGGAGAAACATAAAGTTCATTTAATTGATCTGCAATTTCATCACCAACAGAAAGAGATCCTTCTATTGCAAAATGACCTATACAAACTTTAATTTTATTAGATTTTTGTTTACAAACTATTTTAAATTCTTTTTTTAAACAATTAAATGCTTCTTCTTTTGTTTTTACATCATACATTCGTTTATCACGAAATGGAGCTAAAATAATTGTAAAATCTTCTAATTCTATTCTTGAGAATTCTTTATAAAATACAGAATTTTCTAATTCCATATTATTAACTAAATCTAAAGCAGATGAAACCCATTGTCCACTTCTAATAATATCATGATTTCCCATAATAATATCAACAGTTATTGTGGATTTTTTACATTTATTTAACCAAAGCATAAATAAATTAATTAAAGTTGGATGTGGTCTAAAATCTTGATAAACATCTCCAGCAATAATTATATTATTGATATTATCTTTAATACATAAATCATATGCCCAATCTAAAATATCTATTTGATCTTGTATTCTACTATTTAAGGAACCAAGTTCTGCTGGACGACCACATGATATACCTTTTCCTAAATGAATATCTCCTAAAATTAAGCATTTCATGTTAATAATTCCTTTACCCTATTAAGTCTATATACAAGTTCTTCTACTTTTATACTTTGACTAGAAACTTTATCCATTAAAAAACAATCAATCCACCATATTAATTTATTTATATTATTTAACATATCTGGATTATTTTTATTTTTCTGTATTTGTTCTTGTAAAAACTTCGACCCATCTAATAAAATAGGAGTTATATTATCTTCATAATTAAAATCTTGAATAGATATGTTATCTTCAAATTGTAATAATATTCTATTTGCAACTACATATCTTGGAACTTGTTCATATAAAGATATAAATTCTACAGCTCTGCCTGTAGCTTGACAACCAAAACAATGAAAATAATCTCTTTGAAAACAATAACCAAATGAAGGAGTTCTTTCTTTTGCGCCTTTGTGACTTTTTAAGGGACACACTAGATTATTACTCCATTCTGGTCTTTGATAGTTTTGTTCTATTTTAAATCCATAATGACGCAAAATATCTATAAGATGAACTTTATTATTTGCTTCTCTTATTAATGCAAAGTTTTTATTATTATTTCCCAAGCTTCTATCTTCGCATTCGTTATTGCTTCCGGAATTGAGTTTTGTTCTATTTTGTATTTTGCACATAAGCTTTTATAAGCAGTCAAATATTCTTTTTCTTCTGTAATCATTTTTAATAAAAATGATTTAAGATCAATTGGCTGACTCATTTTATCCCTTTCAAGTGCATAACTTTTAAGTGCATAACTCGATAATTATTTTGCATTTAATGTTTTTTCAACTGAACATTTTCATATTCGAGATCGTTTATACGATCTCTTAAATTTAAAACAATTTTTGATAATATACTTATAGCAATAATAGATCCTGTTCCATATTCATCTTTTGTTTCATCATTATCAAGATCTATAACTAATTGTATTAATTCTTGTCTAATTTCTCGTTCTACATCTAGAGCAATGCTCCCTTTATTTCTAGATAATGTCTTATCTTCAGACATCTTCATAAATTTTGAAATTGTGTTTAATGCTTTTTCGTGTGTATCTTGATCATCTTTAAAACTTTGATCAGCTGCTTTTTCAAAACGTTCTTTATATTGTTCTCTTTCGAGTTTTTCAGCTTCACGTTTTTCCGCAGCTTTATTTTTAAGTTTTACTCCACGAGTAGCTACAACATCTTTATTAACATCTGTAAAACCAATTTTTGGTTCTTTTGATGGTGTAATATTACGATTTTGCATTGGTATAATAGATCTTTTATTGTTAATCATTTTCGTCAATTTCTACTAAAATACGTTCCTCTCCTAGAACGAAAGGTTCATATGGTCCTATAACATCTCCACCAATTTTATGTCTAATAGATGCAAGAAATTCATCAGCATGAATTTGTATGATATTGTCAATTTCTTTAGCGTTTGCAGTTTTACCAAAATAATCTTGAGTTCTAGTTGCAGCACTCCAGAATAGATTTTCTACATCACTTCTTAATTCTGAAAAAGAATATACATATTCCTCATTATCATTACGAATAGGAGTTTCTTCAGCTTGTTTGATAATACTTAATGCCATATTATCAAATCCTTGAAATGTTGCTTCACTAGCTTCTGCAATTAATCGTTTCTTTAAATTATTAGAAATACTTCTCATATTGTTACTCCACATAAAATGATGTGCCACCTAAAGTTTCATCACCAATCATATATCCATAATTATCAGAACCTCTATCTTTTGGACTTATGTATTCTTGACGAGGTCCTAATTGACTGAATATTTTGTCCATTGAAATTTTCGAACTATCTATTTTGCCAGACATTATTAATTGTAATATTTTAAATAGTTTTTCACGGCGTTTTAAGCGGTTACTTCTAGATACCATATTCTGAGCTTCATCAATAGAATTATTCATGTAATTATGCCATAGTATTGCTTTGGTGAACTACCCTCACTTAAAGGAAATGGACTTCTTGCACGTTAGATTAAAACTTTCTAGTTCTAATAGATGCAATATTGGATTTCCTCTCTTTTTTTTCTTCTGAATTCCACCCACTTACAAATGAAATTTGAATATCTTCTTTTGAAAATTTTTCAATTAATTCTTTTTCTACTAGAATTAATTGAGAATAAAGACCACAAGGTTTATGCATATGTATAAACCTTTCTATCAAATTATATTGGTGATCTGTCCATAAACGTTTAATTTTTTGATCAAATTTATCTTGTAAATTATATATAAGATGATTTATTGAATTATTATCTAATAAAGGTCTGTCAAATAATTTAACAGAATCAAAATAATCCATTATTTCGTTAATATTAATTAAAGTATCATCAATTTTAAGAATTCTATTATTAATAGATGGACATAGAACAAATTCATTTTCTGTTCTACCATAACAACCAAGTGTTAAATAAAAATTCTCTATAATAAACCTATAATTAATCTTTATCTACAATTTTAATTGTAGTATATTTATGAATATCACCTACCACAAACATTTTAGTTTGTGGTAATCTTACTTTAGTTAAAAATTCTTCAAGACATGGTCTAACAGCTGAAGAACGTAATATTAAATGTAATGTATCTGGAGATACTTTTTCCATTTTTTGAACACGTTCTGCATAATTACTAATACTTTGATTTGGAAGTGCAAAAATTTCAAATGGAATATCCTTAATTCTATTCCAAATTTTTTCTGCTTCAGTGACTTGCGTTTCTTCAATATTTTTATTTGCCATATTAATTTCCCTTTTTATAATTATACTGCTAAATTATTAACAGCATTTTCTAAACTTTTTCTAAGTTTATCAGCATTAACACTGCCAACAAATCTTTCTACTTCTTCATTGTTATTAAAAATTATAACAGTAGGAAGACTTTTTATTTTATAAGCATGAGCTAAAGTTGGACTATCATCTGTATCAATTTCTGTAAATATAACAGAAGAAAATTCTGTTATAACATATTCAATTATGCGAGATGCTATTTTACATGGCATGCACCATTCGGCAGAAAATTTTACAAGATTAATTCCATTATTAAGTTTAAGCATTAAAATCTCCAATTTTAAAATTTTATATAAGTACTATATTATTTTTAGATATTAATATTACTTTTTATTGTTATTATCTTGTGTCATTATAGCTTTTGCTTTATCAGAAAAATCCTGTGAGAACTTTTGAGACATTACCACAACTTCATCGGTAGTTAAAATATTTTTTTTAAGTAAAAGCTCCTCTAAAACAGAAATTCTTATAGCCATAGCAGCTAAAACTTTTCCTTGAGCAATAAACGTTTTCATTGTATCTTCTTCCATTTTTATCTCCGTTATCAATCAGTATAATGCCTATATCATTAGATTTATTTTTTAATAGCAATATCTGATAATAAAATACCATTCAAGTGATCTATTTCATGAGAAATAACTACAGCTAGAAAATCAGTAGCTATAAAATTATATGGTTTTACAAAATTATTCTCTACTACAATTTCTTTATATCTTAAAGTTTTTTCAAAACGTCCAGGAAAACTTAAACATCCTTCTCCATAAAATTCAAAAGGATCATTTTTAACAGAAATATTTGCATTAATAAGATTAATTTTAAATTCACCAACTCTTACAATTGCCATTTTTTTTGCAATTCCAATTTGTGGACATGCTAAACCAACTCCTGGGAATCCATTATTAAGAGACCATATTAATACATTGTCAAGTTTATTTTTAAGATCGTTAATTTCACATAATAAAACAGGTTCACATTTAATTCTTAATAAAGATTCATCAATAATAATCATGTAATAACCTCTGTTTTATTAACATGTTTAATTAAAATTGCCGTTATATTTCTACCAGTCATAGAAGGTTCTCCCTCAAAATTTGCACAAATCATATCTGCAAATTTTTTCATAGTATCTATACCAAGATCACGATGGCATAGTTCGCGACCTCTAAATATAACAGTCACTTTTAATTTATTACCTTCAGAAATAAAATCTTTAAGTTGATTGGCTTTATTTAATAAATCGTTTTCATTTGTTGATGGACGAAATTTTACTTCTTTAATTTTAATTTCATTTTTACGTTGATTCTTTTTTGCAAGTTTATCTTTTTTATTATTTTCATATTTAAATTTACTAAAATCTAAAATTTTACATGTTGAAGGATTACCATACTTACCTTGTGAAACCATTACAAGCTCTAAATTAGCTTCTCTTGCTAAATTTAATGCATAAGACGTATCAACTAAACCAAGATTATTATTATTTTGATCTATGCACATTACTTTTATATCTCTGATCAATCTACCAAAAGTAAATTTATTATTATCTCTATTATTGTAATTATAATTTGGATATCTCAAAGTAAAATACTCCTTCTAACACATTCTGTTAAAGCTTCTAATTTGGTTTTAATAGTATCAAAAAATTCTTCATTAACTATATAAATTTTATTATCTAATATTGTAAGATATTTTTTGATGATTTTTTCTTTTACCATAATTAATTAAGATCCGTACTTTCTTTTAATTCATCGTATAAATCTATATCAGATAAACTTAATTGATATTCTAATTTCTTTAATAATTTTATATCATGTGTTGATAAATTATTATAACTTACAACTAAAAACCCCATTATTTGGGATATTGCTATTATATTTGAATTATTGTCTAGTAGTGAAATTATTCTATCTATTTCACAAACCCAATCTTCAGGAATATTAACAAAAAGAATATAAGGAAATTTTCTTGGTAAAAACATACAATCCTCATATTGAAAATCATGCCTTTTGTTAAATTCTTGACTAAATTGGGTTAATGTTTTCATAATAATTAATCCTCTAGTGAACTATCCTGTGAATTACCATTAAAGGTAAGGGCTTCTTGGATCCCCATGGTTCCAACATATTGAGGATTATCCTCAATAGCCTGTCCCAGGCAATAAATGTTTCTAGCTGCATTCTCATCTCTATCATATATTTTTCCACAATAATGACAAGTTTTACTTGTATTTCTTGGATTAACTAATACTAATTTATTAGTCTTATATTTTAAAAATGAGATTAATTGTGCTAGTTTAGCATTGCGAATGCTTTTATTTAGGTTCTTCCATTTCCCTTCTGACATTGATTTGACAGAAAGATCTTCTGCATAAATTGTATCATATTTTGAACCAAGTCTTTTGGAGACTTTATGCTGAAAATCATTAATTTTTCTAATTTTAGCATCATACAATCTATTAATTACTTTTTTGAGAAATTTATATTCTCTAGATCTTTTCTTTAATTTATCTTTTTTACTTTGCAAACAACTTATTTGCTTAAGTTTAGCTTGTTGTTCATTGGAAGGATATAATTTATATTGAAAAGTTAGCATAATTATTTTTGTAATGTTCTTTAATTTTAGAAAATAATAAAATTCCATTGCAATTCATCCCTCACCTAAAGGAAAGGGACTTCTTGTTGAAAAAAGTTAAATTATCTATAATTAATTTTAATTCTTCTGACATTTTTAATCCTTGTTATCAATAAATTTAGAATAGCATAAAAACATCAAACAGCAAATAATTTTAAAAATTTCTTTTGGTAAAATCTATTTTCCAACTCGTTGAATAAGTCTGTCAATCTTTCCTTCTGTTTTATGCCAGACGTCGCATTTAAGATCTCTGCCACTTTCAAAACCCATACCATGACTCCAAGCATCTTTTGGACATACTGCTCTTAGTTTTTCAACAATACATCCAGGATATTCAATTAATTGATCATGGTGAATGTGACCTGTATACCAATGTCTAAATTTTGTTTTTCCCCATAATTTAGAATGTCTTTCTGCTAATAATAATGGTAGTTTTGCAGCGGCTACTGTGTGTCCATGTGTACAGGCTATTAAACATTTTCCGTGTTGTAATACATCAAATTGTCCAGGTTCAATTGAAATAGTAACTCTTGGATTGTTATCATAAATAGCTGCCATGCTAATAGCCATCATTATAGATGAATGAGTATCATGATTCCCTTGTCTAAACCAAGCTGTAACATGCTCATGCTTTTGTAATAATCTATCTATTACACGACGCATTAATCGTAAACCTACAGAAATCATTTTCGGATAACGAGAATCTACATCAAGTATATTTCCATGAGCTAATGTCATATTTGTAGAATTATCAGTATGAAATAAATCACCAAGAGAAGCCATCAAAGCATGAGAAGAACTTGGTGATCTTGCTACTAACATATCAACCGTTTGAAATAACTGATACTCAGCTATATCTAGATTATATGCAGTGCCTGTTTCCCGAGCCCATGATAACATTCCAATATGAGGATCTGGAATAGGATATACAGATAACAAATCTGAATTACAATAATTAGGAGGTTTTATAAAAGTTGAACATCCTTTGTAATTATTTACAACATCTACTATAGCTTCTTTAAACCAAATAAGTTTATCTTCTTTATCTCTATGAGAAGTAACACGTTTTGTTTTAACATTTCCATCACCATCATAAAGTGTAGAAAAACTTTTTACAAAATATCCTTTTTGTACAATATTTTCTTGCTCATGTTTAGATACGGATTCTGAATCTGAAGTTGCTGCTTTTCGCTTAATAGCATCTATTCTACATTGTACTGTGCTTTTCGATAATCCTAATGCTTTAGCAGCTTTACCTATTGATCCTTCTTTATTTACAGATTTTAATGTTGTTTTTTGTACAGGAGTACACCAAATTAATAATTGTTTATCTAACTGCATTTTTGCCTTTCATTTTTTTTTTTTTTTTTTTTTTTTTTTTTTTTTTTCTAAAAAATATATTTAATTATTGGTTGTTTTATTTACCACTAGATCCAAAACCACCAGTACCACGAGTTAAACCTCGTTGTTTACATAATATATTATATTCTTCATTTGAAATACTTTTTACAATAATTTCATTTACTTTATGAGGAATTAATTGTGCAATTCTTTCACCTTTTTCAAGTTTTAATATGTTTGATGTTTTTATACTTGGAATTGGTATGTATTGTACAACAGCTGAAATTATTCCTTCATAATCAGAATCAACAACTCCATATAGAAAATGCAAATTCTTTTTCAAAAATGCAGAAGATCTAGGACGAACTTCTAACCACCACCCAGAAGGACAATAACATCTAATACCAAGAGATATTAATGCTGTTTCATATTCTTTAATAAAAATATTTTCTGTAATTTTAGCATCCCAACCAGCTGCATGAGAACTTCCCTTTGTAGGAATAAAATCATCTCCCAAACCATCAATAACTGCAAATTTAAATTCAGGAGTTTTTGAATAATTATCTAATTCGTTTATCATATTTAATTCCTTTTTATTTTACTATATTGTTGTCCATTTGTGAAATATTCTTTTTTTTTTTTTTTTAAAGTTTAACCCTAGTCCCATCACACAAAATATTTAAATATGGATAATTACCTAAACACTCACTCGATAGAAAATCATAATCAAATGGATGTTTTGAATATTTCTTTCCACATAGTGAACATATACAATTTCCATCCACTCTAATAGCATTAGATAATATATTATTTTTCTTGTTTTTATTAGAAAAATAAGAAAATAAAGTTTTAAAACAATTGAATAATATTAATTTATTTTGATTCATATTTTTCTTTCAAATTTTTCATAATATCATCAATGGTTATATCTAATTTGTAATATTGTATCATTCTTCTCGTGATTATTTGTTTTTCACCATTCCAAATTTAGGAGAATATACATATTCAGGATTGTGATAATAAATATTACGTATTATTTGAGAAAAAGAATTTGCACTTATATCTGCTTTTGTATATAAGAATTTACCAGTGAATTTCCCGGAATTATATAATTTTCTCATTAATTTAACTTTATCTTTTATATCTTCTAAAAATTGTAATTTTAATATTTCTTCAGTTTCAATATCTACTTCATTTTTATCTATATTATTTCTAAGAAAATATTCATAACAATTATGACATCTACCTTTTACTACCTTTTTAGCAGATTCACAAATATTACATTTTTTAATTTCAATAGTTTTTTCATGTCTATCACAATTATTTCTTCTAAAAAATTCATTACATGAGTGGCATCTTCCATGTCTCATAGCATTTGATAATTTCCCACAAACTATACATTCTTTTAATATATTTTCTTTTTTAGGAGAAGTTAAAAGAATATTAAGAGTTCCGTCTTTTTCCATTCTACATCTACGACAATATGAAAATACATTATCTTTTTGTAAATTATTTTTATTTCCATCTAAAAATACCATATCCAAACCTTTTCCATTACCACAACGATCACATTTTTCACTAAATCTTTTATCACGCCTTTTAAAGGCTCTAGCACGTTGTTGCTTTGAAGCTTGGCTTGCTTCATCTCCTTTCCAATTATGAGATTCAGATCCTATTTTTATAGAATTTTGAAAATCAACTGTCAGTAGATTTAATATTGGATATTTATTAATTATTTGATATAATTCATCATTTGGCTCAAACCATTCTCCATATACTTTATATTTTTTTAATTGTTTATGTAATTCAAATTCCTCTCTTCTTCCTCCAGGAAATACAGTTAACAAAGTAACTAACATAGGATTACTAAGTTGTATAACTGAAAATCTATGCTTTAATTTTTTGGTAAATCCAATTTTAATTGGCCCTTCATTATCTCCTATTTGCATAAAATATACATAAGAGGTATTACCACTTAAATCTAATTGATTAATTTTATTTTCTATATCCATCTAAATCTCTAATAATTTCATCAATAGCCATATCTAGTTCGGCATGTTGTATCATTCTTTTAGCAGTAGAAGAAATTAAACCATCTTCATTTGCATTTTTAATAATAACAGACATTATTTTTTCAAATTCCTTAAATTGCTCTTTAGTATTTTTACCTTTACCATATATTTCATGATATCTATCATGACAAGCTGAACATAAACAAATTCCATTTAATACATCATATCTTTCAGAAGGATGATCTGCCCAACTATTCATATGATGGGAATTTAATTGAACACCTTTCAAACCACAAATATAACATACAAAATGATCTCGACGTTTAACATCTTGAGCCCATCGGATATATCCATAATCATCTTTCCTATCAAAATAGGCCAAAATTTATTCTCCTATAATAGCCTTTATCATATTTAATCTACTTTCAGGATCATTATTAGAAACAGCAACAGCAACAATATCATTTAATAATTCAGCAGCATCTTTAAAAGAATCTTCAGCTGTTCTGGATATACATGTTTTGCAAACACAAATTGGATAAATAAAACCTGATAATTTTATAGTTTGAAGATCAGAATTGAAATTTTCAGAACCACATGCTTGACAATTTGTATATTCATTAAATTTATTGTCCATTTTTTCACCAGAAATTATTAAACATATACTTAAATATACCTATATCAATCAATAGTTATATTTCGTTCTACTCCTGGAAAATAATCAATCCATTCATTATTTATTTCTAATAATGATGAAAATTCTAATCCCAACGGATCTTGAGGTACACATGGTTTATTTAATAATTTAAGACCAGCTTCTTCTGGTGTTCTATTACTCTTTATAGAATTAATTTCAAAAGAAGAAGTAACACAATTTTCCCAAGTACTTTTACCACCTCTAGCTTTTGGAATAATATGATCAACTGTTCTTTTTGAAGGTTGTAATTTAATTCCCGTATATTGACAACAAAAATTATCCCGTGAACTACCCTCACCTAAAGGTAAGTGCTTCTTGGATCCCCATGGTTCCAACATATTGAAGATTATCTTCAATAGCCTGTCCCAGGCAATAAATGTTCCTAGCTGCATTCTCATCCCTATCATATGTTTTTCCACAATTACAAGTTATTATTCTATCTGATAATTTTATATTATGAATTTCTCCACAATAATGACAAGTTTTACTTGTATTTCTTGGATTAACTAATACTAATTTATTAGTCTTGTATTTTAAAAATGAGATTAATTGTGCTAGTTTAGCATTGCGAATGCTTTTATTTAGGTTCTTCCATTTTCCTTCTGACATTGATTTGACAGAAAGATCTTCTGCATAAATTGTATCATATTTTGAACCAAGTTTCTTAGAAACTTTATGCTGAAAATCATTAATTTTTCTAATTTTAGCATCATACAATCTATTAATTACTTTTTTGAGAAATTTACATTCTCTAGATCTTTTCTTTAATTTGTCTTTTTTACTTTGCAAAACACTTATTTGATTGTCAAAATATTTTGCATGTCTATTATTATTTATTTTTTCTATAACTTTTCCATTTTTATCTACTCCTACAACTAATGTTTTCAGTCCAATATCTATTCCAATTTTTCCATTACCATTTTTATTTTCAATATAATTTGTAGTAATATTCAAATAAAATTTATTATTTTTATTAGAAATAGATATTTGTTTAATTTCACCTTTTAATTCTCTATGTTTAATGAAATTAATATTTCCATAAACTTTAGTATGAAAAATATTATCTTTTATATTAAATCCTAATTGAGGATAGCATATTCCGAAAAAAATTTTTGCAAGATCTAAATCTTGGGAAACCAGCAATTTCTTTAGATTTAATTCTTCTGAAGAAGGATTTATAAGAATTATCTAATCTTAATGGAACTTGTTGTAAAACTTGGGAATGCATTTG